CTGCGTAACTGGGTTATGGTCAAAACGAGCTACACCACTCGCCGCTGTTTGTAATGCGGGCTGGTAAAGGGTGATCGGTTGAGTTGTCGTTGGGGTGTAGGATGATACGGCAGAGCGTTGCTCGAGTTGAGCGCCCCAGAGGTAGATACCTTTAGTAATATCACCAGCGTAAGACGCACTTGTGTACGAATATGATCCTGTGTCTGTTATGCGGTCTGATGCTGCTATACCCATAAAGGCAGAAGCAATACTAGCTGAGACTGAAACGGTAAAGCTTAACCTAAACCACCCGTTACCTGCATCTGTAATGCTAGGGGTTCCGACTAAAGTTACTACACTACCTATCGTTTTTGAATACACATAAGAAGGCGTTGCTAAGTTAAAGTGTGCGCCTACTATATTTGCGCCCTGTCCAAAATAAATAGACGCCGCTGTTCGTCCATTGGCTTTAACAAACGCACTAGCAGCGTAATCTCCGGCGGGATAAGTAGCTATACTTGATTCAAATGTATGGCGATTTGTAGCGGCGGTTTCTAACAAAGATTCGGCAGTCAACGTTCCGTCAGGAGCGGTTTCAGTATTTGCCGTAACAGTCGTTAATACTTTATTCCAATACCCATTATCAAACTCCTGACTATACGTCAGCAAATTCTCCTCAGCCTTGGCATACGTCTTGCCATCATAATACCGAGCCTCACTCGCACGGGCGAAGGTAATGCGGGGGTCTAGTGCCTTAACCTTAGCAAAGTTCAGGTCTAGCGTAGGCTCTGCCTCGCTGATGTTTGTGTTGTTCTGGATAGACGAGATGGTTGCCGTACCCAATGTTGCAACACCGCCATCAATCGTGACGCTTTCCAAATCCTGATACGCCATCGAACCCAAATACTGATTCAGCGGGATTTCGTTCGGCGCTGTGCCGATGTCTGCCTGAGATACAGAGCGATCAGCAGGATAGGTGACAAACACTTCCTTATTGCCGACAGAGAACGATACCTTTGCCCCACCTAAAGATGAGTCTAATACCGTGTCTCTCGATAGCGTCGTGCCAGAGGCTGTGTATGTACCTACGCCTACTTCCCACTGGTCTAAGCTATTGTGGACGATGGTGTAGTAACACTGGTTTCCATTGCCGATGGTAGCAAACGACTGAAAACCAGACACAGACCCCCCAAGCGTAAGTGTGCCTGTGCCTGTCGATGTGCTAGATTCCTTGACACGATCCGCTATATTGAGAGCCATAATATTTCCTTAAGCCAAAGTTACCGTCAGGTTTCCTGCTTCAATTTTCAGGATGTCGCCTGTTTGGATGTTTTTGCTGTTGTTTAACACACCGTGATACAAGAGGTTGCCTGATGTTGAGGCATCCAAGATACCAAAGTATGTAACCGTACCCCAGTCGGACGTACACGTTGGAAACGTAACGTCGGCGCTAGTAGTAGATGCACCGTCTGATGGTGCGCCAAATGTGGCTGATTGACGGGCATAAGACCCCCCAGAAACTTCAGTGCCTGTGTTGGCATCCGTAGGGTCGGTGGTATACAAGCCAACATAAACGGTAGTTGGTGATGTGTATCCAGTGTTACGCAAAGATGCGTTGATGAGAGCGTTCTCAAGATAGTTCGACATTGCGGCCATTTTATTTACCTCGCTGTAAGAGTCATTCGTAAAGGAACACCACTGTTCTCAGACGCATCATCTGCGGCAGTCAAAGAGGATAATCCACGGTCATACATACCAGCCCATAACTGAATACGAGCATCGTTCATTAAAAACGGTTCTGCTTCGATTAAAGAACCGTACAACAATAAATCTGGCGTGTAAGCCAGAAACACATTGCTAGGATTGCTGTCACTCAAGTACTCTGGCGCAGCGTAATACAATGCCCTTAGCGAGTAATCCGTATCTGGCACAGGTGCAAACTTGAATTCGTTTGCAATCACCGTGTAATACACAGGCAAACCAGACTCTGTTACTCGACCATTACGGCTAAATACGCTAGGCGTTACATACTGCAAATCCCTAATGGGATTGGTGACAACAAATAAATCCCGCAATTGCAAAAAATCAGGAGGCAACGAAACTGTATCGTCACCCCCCGTTGTATTCGTTACAGACGACTTCAGCATCTGCCGGATACGCAGATCACGACCTAATCGCACCTCTGCTAACCTAATAAAGTCCGGTATCTGTACCGATAAGTCTGACCGTGCCAAGTAACTAGCAATGGTTGCTTGTAGGTCACTGTAATTTGTTATTCCCATTGCAATATCCTAATATGTTTAGGGCTACCCAATTACTTATACCCTGCCAGGTCGTGTGCGGAAGAATCGGTTATCAGGGTCATTCAGAAACACCTTGAATCGGGTCTCGTCTAGCACAGCAAACCCACGCATGATTCCCTTCTTATTCAGGTCGTCTATCACCGTGAGAGGCAGTCTGGCCACCTTAGTAAGATCACCCCACTTATTTTGTGAAGTCACCTCATTAAATGATTTCTTGTTACCCTCAATAATTTCGGTAACATCTTGTTTGGTCTCTAGGACTAACCCGCCCTCATTATCGAAATGAGCGATTGTGTGCCTAGTGCCATCATTTGAGAATAGTTTTTTCATCTGTCCATTATAGGGGAGAGGTTTCCCCCTCCCCATATCTCAGTTAGAGATTACAGAGCCATGTTCAAATCGAACACGCCGCCGTGTGCAGCTTCGTTACGCATTTCCAAGGTCAACTCGGCAATGATCTGAGTCTTCTCGCTGTCGCCAGTCTTAGCCAATTCGTTTGTGGCGAATGGGCGCAGATATGAAACGGCTGCGAATTCAGGATCAAGCACCAGAGCATCACGGTCACGCATGAAGCGGTCAGGTACAACAGAGACCGAACCAAAGTCGCTCAGGTAAACGTCAGCCGCACCGATGATGGTGGTAGGCGCATCAGCAGGAGCCATGTAACGCTGTTCAGCGATACCAGCAAATGCCGACACTTTCTGCTTACCAGACGCACCAACCAACAGCACCTTTGGCGAACCACCTGACTCGTACACGCCCTTAATGACAGTCTTGAGCAGGGTTTCGGTAAAGGCACGGACAGTTCCGTCTGTACGGGTTGTCTGACCGATAGTTACTGGGTCAGCACCGCCAGCACCTACGCTGGTGTTGGTCTTGATCCATGAGAGCATTGAACCCAACTTGCGAGCCGTTGAGCTACTACCAGCCGAACGTGCTTGGTTGCTCAGGAGGATGGTCTCGATGTCACGCTTCAACTCAGAAGATGCACGGGCAAGCTGATAAGCCTTTTCTGACTTGCGACCAGCTTTGTTAACTGAGTCCAACGTGCCAGACACTTGAATCGTCTTTTGAACGATCTGGGTGTAGTTGCCCAAACGGATGGTTGGTGAGAGCGTAGCTGACGATGCGTCTGCGCCTTCAACAGCAGCGTTGGCCGTAGTAGCAGCGGCTAGGCTGTCTGTCTGCCACTCATGGAACACAGCCGTAGCTTTACCACGGGCAAGGGTGTTCATCAATGGGGTTTCGGTAGGGCTGATGTCGTAGATGACATCGGTTAAGTCTTCACGCTGGCCGATGGCCGTGTGTGCGGTAAATGTAGCCATGATAGTTCCTTTATAAGAATCGTTCAAATACGTTTGCAGCGTCAGCAACACGACCTGTGCGCTTCAGCAATTGTTTAGACTTCTTTGTCTGCTCTTGGTCTGGACTGCGCTGAGTAGACGCACCTGTTTTGAGCATCCGTGGTGCTTCGGCAACCTTCTTATTTACCTGCCCACTTTTGCTCATCAGCTTGTCATACTGCATGGCTTTGTACAGAGTCATAACAGCACGGGAATCGTACACACTAGCCAGTTCTTGATCCGACCATCCAATTGACCTAGCAAAGGTGCGAATTTCCTTACGGACTGTTTCGCCCTTCTCTGGGTCTTTGAACTCCGGTATCACTTGAGCCAGTTTCTCAGATTCGTTGGCAACGTGCTTGGCTAGATAATCCTGCTGTTCCGCTTGTTGCGTTTGTGCAATGCGGTATCGCTCGGATTGTATAGCTTGGAGTTGCTTCTCTTTCTGACTTTGCTCTGCGACCTTCACGGCATAGCCAATCGGGTCGGTTTCTTTTAACTGCTCTAGATTCTCTTGTGGTTGCTGGGTGAGCATTTGCTCGACTAATTGCAACCGTTGAGAGTACTGATCCCTAAGTTGTTTAGCTTGTTCGACACTAGCTTTCTCGGTATCGAGTGCCTTGCGTGCTTCAGCAAGCGTTTGGGTTTTCTTGGTGTAATCTGCTTCCCGCTGGTATCCGTTGATGAGTTCGTCAAGGGTAACCTCCGCTTCCTCTCCGGCAACCTTCACCCGATAGCGTGGTGTCTCTTCTTGCTCACCTTCTTCTTCCTGCTGTCCATCAGAATCGTCATTATCGTATTCTGTAGAATCCTCCGCTTGTGCTTGGACTTCTGGTTCGGTATCTGGTTGCTCTTGCGAGTCCTCACCGCCCATCATTCCTAACAGTGCATCGGCTGCGCCATCCACCGATAGCGTTCCACTACCCTCTTGGGGTGTCATGTTTTCGCTCATCTCTAACCCTTATCTCCAGAAATAACCGTCTGGCACGGCTTTCCGACACTATGTCGGTAAATCATAAAATCTTCCACCGCTTTGCATCTATTGCTTTTTGTGCGGCAAGTGACTCAAAATGTGAGACAAACTCATCAATCGCCTTTATCTGGCGGTAAGCCTGTTCCCTTTCCTCGTATTCATCTGCCCTGCTGTTGACAATCTTGTCTAAGCACAGCTTGCGCATGGTCTCGACCTCCTCTTGGAAGAAGTCGTCCATCAGTAAGTTGGATGCTCGGTTAGCTTTATCCATTAACGTTCGTTACCAAAACCTGAGTAGTAAGGTTCACCGCCACTCATCGCCTGATCTGAAAAACTTGAGTAATCAGGCTTTGGCTTGGCATTAAACTTACCTGGTGTGAACTGTCTCACTTGAAAGTCAGCAGGAATCTGACTAGCCTGTGGCAAACCAAAGTTCATTGGGATAGCCCCACCGAATATTGGGTTTTGCACTTGCTGTACAGGTTGCCTTTGCATGGCCATAATCGCTTGCGACAAGTCAAACTGTGGTTGCATCTGCGGCATTTGTTGCATTGGTTGCATTTGCATAGGCATCTGCGGCATCATCGGAGGCTGTTGCTGTCTCTGCATAGGAGGCATCTGAGCCTGTTGTGCCATTTGCTGTAACTGCTGTAAGTCTGCTCCACTCATCCTGGTAACCTCACGTCGGTTGTAATGTCAGCGTTGAGTTTTTGCTGTTTAAGCATGATTTCTGCGGACAGTTCTTCCCTACGCAATTGTAATTCAGCGGCTGTTTTTTCCCGCTGCAGTTGCATTTCAAGCATTGCTGACTCACGTTCTTGTTGCAACTCTGCCGCAGCCTTCTCTCTAGCTAGTTCAATATCTGCCTGAGCCTTCATCTGCCGTGCCTGTATATCAGCCATCGCCTTCTGGCGTGTGATCTCAACCTGAGCCTGCGCCTGTTGCAACAATGCCTGCATATTGGGGTCTGGCTGTGGTTCTTTAGGTTGCTGTAACTGTTGTTCAACCTCTGGCGTGATCTCCTTGAAGAACTCCTGAGAGTCTACAAAGCCAGCCGCCTCAATAAACCTGCCTAGAGTGGCACGGTACTGGCCAACGGTGCATAGTGGGTTAGCAGGGCCATACTGTTGCAATATAGCTTCCTGCTTGGCCAACACCATTTGCAACATCGCCATCTGTTCCTGCTTATTGCCAGTGCCTAAGCCTACGTTGATCTCTAGATCGTACTGGTTTGACCATTGCCGTGGGTCGATAGGTACAAACTTACCCCGTAAGCGAATGATGGTAGGTTTGTCCTGATACTTACAAACAAGTTGCAAGATACCCATGAACAGGCTTTTTACACCCGACTGGGCAAAGATACGGGCAATCAACTCTAGCTTGCCACTAGATGCCTGTGTAGCCGCCGCT